ACATCGTAACGCCATTGTGGCACTATTTGCGATATTGGGAAAATGTGATTCGCAAGCAAGAGCGGATGGACGTGAGCGCGATTGAAGTGGCCGGGGCGGTCTTCCAGAAATGGAGGCTGCCACCGGCCTTTTCTTTTGTGCTCCATTTTCCCTGACAACATTTTAAGCGGAAAGGAACGGACAATGGCAAAAAGAAAGGCGGACATCGCACGGCTGAATGCGGCCACGCGAACGCTGTTTTTGGCGCATTTGGCCGAATCCTCGAATATCTCTGGGTCTGCGCGTTATGCCGGGATCAGCAGCAATGCCGTTTATGCGGAACGTCGGCGGTCGCCCGCCTTTCGCGGCCCGTGGCACGAAGCGTTGGCAGAGGGCTATGCCCGGCCGGAAACCGAATTGCTGGCCGAGGCATTGCAAGCCGCCAACGGCAAGATTGGTGACGGCACATTGAAGGCGCAGCTGATCCTAAAGCTCGCGCAGATGCGCGAATGGGCCGGGATTCCGCTTGCAGGATCAAATGATGATGCGCTGCCCCGTGAAAAGGACGCGGCATGACGGCGATGCGGGCCGAAGATTTGATCAAACTGCCGCAAGCCGAGATGGAAGCAAAAGTGAGAGGTTTGGCCGCCTCCAAAGTGGCGGACAGCCAGCAATGGCATTTCTGGGAGCGGGTAGATCAAGCGCCACCGAGCAGCGGTTGGCGCGTGTGGCTGGTGATGGCGGGGCGTGGCTATGGCAAGACCCGCATGGGTGCCGAATGGGTTCGCGAGATTGCGGCCAAGCATCCGGCGGCGCGTATCGCGCTGATCGGCGCAACCATCATCGAAGCCCGCAATGTGATGGTTGAGGGTGAAAGCGGGCTGTTGCGGCGGTGCGCCAATGATTGCGTGAAATGGGAGCCATCGCTTCGCACTTTGCGCTGGCCCAACGGTGCGGTTGCAACACTCTATTCGGCGGCCGATCCCGAAAGCCTTCGCGGGCCGCAACATGATTATGCCTGGGCAGACGAGATCGCCAAATGGCCGCATGGTGTGGCAACATGGGATAATCTCATGCTCGGGCTTCGGCTGGGGAAATCACCACGAGCGATGGCAACAACGACCCCGCGCCCGGTGCCACTGGTGCGGCGGCTGTTGGCCGAAAAGAGCGTGGTGAAAACACGGGGGCGAACAATCGCCAATGCGTCGAACCTGCCGCCGGAGTTCATCGACGATGTGCAGGCACTTTACGGTGGAACCAGATGGGGGCGGCAGGAATTGGATGGTGAATTAATCGCTGATGTTGAAGGCGCGTTATGGACGCGTGATTTGATCGAACACTGCCGGATCCAAATAAATAGGGACATTCCCTATTTATCCGCCGCTCCCGAAATGAAACGCATCGTGATCGGTGTTGATCCGCCCGCGACCGCAGGCGGCGATGCTTGTGGGATTATTGTAGTGGGCTTGGGGCAAGATGGCCGGGCCTATGTGTTGGCCGACCATAGTGTCACCGGTCCTTCGCCGGAACGCTGGGCAAGAGCCGTCGCGAGTGCGGCAGAGGCGTGGGGAGTTGACCGGGTGATCGCAGAAGCCAATCAAGGCGGCGACATGGTGGTTTCGACATTGCGGGCAGCGGACGTAATGATGCCAGTTCGGAAGGTGCATGCGAGCCGGGGGAAAGTGGCGAGGGCTGAGCCGGTGTTGGCGCTATATGAAGCGGGCAAGGCCTTTCATGTGGGTGCGTTTCCGGAGCTGGAGGATGAGCTTTGTGGGATGATTTCGGGCGGTGGCTATGAAGGGCCAGGAAGGTCGCCCGATCGCGCCGATGCGCTGGTGTGGGCGATGACGGAATTGATGCTGGGGGCGAAGGGTGTGGAGCCGCGGGTGAGGGGTTTGTGGTAATAACGCGTATTGAACCACGCATGCGCTTGCATTATCTAAATAGTAAGTTAGACTCAGATCATGGCCAAGCCATTGGACACAGTAAATTGAAAAATATAGCTATTTTATCCGACAAAGCGCTTCTTGGCAAAAGAGTTGCTCGTTTTTGGCATTTTTCGAGAAGGCCTAATCACTTGGTCATGCTTGACGGTGCCATGTCGGTCTCATTGAGTCAGCATATGAGCGAGACAATCAAAAGACTGTCGGTTGATGGTTTGGCGATCGATATTCGCGCAATTGCTGATGATCTGGATCGTGCAGCGATCGGTGAATTAGAAAAAATTGATGCCGATGGCTGACGAAGAGAGACGCAAAGTCCGGCAAAAACGTTCTAAAAACGTGGCGGTTCAAACCGATATAAGCCCGGAAACGCAACAACAGGCAAAAGACTTGTTGGATAGCTTGCGGCGGCAGGGACTGGAGCCTGCACTTATGGTCGAAGCCGCTATCGAAGAGACCTACATGACGGCTCATCGCGGGCCATTGCCTTCACCTGAGGATATGCGCGAATACGAGCAGGTCCTGCCGGGACTTGCTGAACGAATAGTTGCTCGTGCGGAAAACGAACAAAAACATCGACATGCAATGAATGAACGGATTCTCGAGGCCGAGAAGGGCCTAAAAAATCGTGGGCAATTTTTTGCATTTGCCGCGCTGCTGGCGATGTTGGGCGTTGTCGTCTACATTGTCTACATGGGGGCGCCTACCGCTGCAGCAGCTTTGGGGTCAGCCATAATTGCAAGTGTTGTAGCAGCCTTTGTGCTTGGCAATCGCAAGAGCGAAGAACCAACAACGACGGAAGTTCAGGTATCAGAATAGTCCCCATCAAAATTTGATGGTTGAACTAATTTCATAGGAACCCAAAAATATGAAAATCTTCGGCTGGAAGTCAGCCGGGCGGGCTTTGGCTCGTCCGGCTCGTAGTGCTGTGCCTCTCGCGCGGCGGTTTGGATCATGGTCGTTCGGGGCCGGGTCACTCGGCGAATGGCCGCTCTCTTATGAAGCGCAATTGCGTGATGGCTATTTGCACAATCCGATTGCGCAGCGCGCGGTGCGGTTGGTGGCGGAAGGGGTCGCGTCTGCGCCGCTGACGGCTTCCGACGATGCCGTGCTGGCACTTGTCAGTTCGACCAGTGGCGGGCAGTCTTTGTTGGAGACGCTGACTGCGCAATTGCTGCTCCACGGCAATGGCTATGTGCAATTGCTCACGGCCCCCGATGGCTCGATTGGCGAGTTATATGCCTTGCGCCCCGAGCGGGTGGCGGTGGAGGCCGACGCGCGCGGTTGGCCAGCGGCTTTTCGCTATAAGGCGGGCGAAGCCGTCACGCGCTTGGCGGCCAATGAGCTTGTGCATATCCGCACGCACCATCCGCTTGATGATCATTATGGGCTGGGCTGCTTGGGGGCTGCATCGGGCGCGATTGCGATCCACAATGCTTCGGCCAAATGGAACAAGGCACTGCTCGATAATGCCGCGCGGCCCTCGGGCGCGTTGCTGCATGAAGGGGCGGAGACGCTTTCGGGCGAGCAGTTTGACCGGTTGAAAGAAGAACTGGCTGCGCAATTTTCGGGCAGTGGAAATGCGGGGCGGCCTTTGCTGCTCGAGGGCGGATTGAAATGGCAGGCGTTGTCGATGTCGCCAGCGGACATGGATTTTGCGGGGTTAAAGGCCGCCGCCGCGCGCGACATCGCGCTGGCTTTCGGTGTGCCGCCCGTGCTGCTCGGGCTTCCCGGTGATGCGACCTATGCCAATTACCGCGAGGCGAACAAGGCATTGTGGCGGCAAGCAATATTGCCGCTGACCGCAAAGATATTGGATGCGCTTTCAGAAGGACTGCGGCCTTGGTTCGCTGATGTGCAGCTGACCGTCGATCTCGATCAGGTGACCGCGATCAGCGAAGATCGCGAACGGCTATGGGCGCAAGTGAGCGCCGCAGATTTTCTGACGCCCGATGAAAAGCGGGTGTTGGTGGGAGTGAAGCCATGACTGACGACGCACAATTACGGCTCCTGATGGAGGAAGCATCGCAAACCGGTGCCCAGCGCGCGCTCGCGCATCTGGGCCTCGCCGATGAGGGCGCGTCAAAGGATATGGCCGATCTGCGCGAGCTGCTCTCTGCCTGGCGCGATGCGAAACGGTCGGCGCGCAAGGCGGTTATCGAGTGGCTGGTGCGCGGGTGCTTGGCGGTGCTGCTGATTGGGCTGGCGGTGAAATTGGGGCTGAGCGGATTGGTGATCAAGTAAATCTAATCCTTCCCATCGACTTGCGATGGGGAGGTGTCGCGCCAAAGGCGTGACGGAGGGGCCGCCAGCGTAGCTGGCGTTTGAACCGTTGAAGCCCCTCCGTCAGTCGCTTCGCGACTGCCACCTCCCCGAGACAAGCTCGGGGA